CAATGCCTGTTGAACCAACTTCTCCTCCGGTTGCAAACCCTGGTACTTCCTCTTCTCCTCCGCCGAACATATTCATTGCCCCAGATATCAATTGGGGTCCGAATGCCATTGCCGCGCCGCCCATTATAGTACCCATGTTACCTGTTATCAAGCCACCTAATCCTTTAGCACCTTTTCCTAACCCTCCTAACATAGATTTGCCAATACCAGCACCTCCGCCTTTTTTAGTCATACCTTTTAATGAGCTAAGCATGCCTGTTGCTCCGCCTTTAAGTTTTTTCCATAACCCTTTAGCTTTACCCATTATTCCATTTTGTTTTTGTTTCTCTGCTGTTATCTTTTGTTCCGTTGCTAATTCTGCGTTTGAAGCTGTATTTATACTAAATAAACTTTTTAAGAAAGTTCCGGCTTTTGTTACAAGTCCTCCAAATCCACCTTTGCCGCCGATAAGTTTGGTCTTTATCCACATAATAGCCATATATGCAGCTATTCCTTTTAATAAATCTGAGATGAAACCTAGGTCGTTAAATATAAAATTAAATACTTTTCCTACCCATTTAAGAGGAGCAAATGCTATTGACAAGATTGGTCCTATTGCTGCAAATATGCTACTCAATGCTTCGGCTAATGGTAATAAAGCTGTTTGTAAAGAATCAATCATATCTTGGAATCCTTTTGCAGCCTTTTCAGTTGCTTGTTGTTTTGCTACTGCTTTCTTTAAATCTTCAGCACTCATTTCTTGTAATTGTTTAGCTGAAAGATTTAGTCCATTTGCTGCTGCTAGTTCCTCATCAGTCATTTTACCCATCTTCGCTTGTATGGCTAATGATTTTTGTAGTTCATCAACATCCATGCCTGTTGCTTCAGCTAATTTTTTCTTTTCTAGGACATTTAATTTATTAAAATCATGAATCGATCCTACTTCTCGTAAAACTTGTTCTGTTGCGCCAGCAATGTCTCCAGATAATGCTAATTCTCTAGCTTTATCTAAATTCATTTGTTTACCAGTTAATGCTTGAAATTCGGCTTGTGCAGTTAGACTACCTTCAATGTCTAATAACTTATCAGCTACTTTAGTCATGACACCTAACGAAACACCTAGCTTAGCTGCTTTGACTGCTGCTTTGCCTATCTCCTCAACATTGCCGCTCATATACCTCATAGCATCTTTAGAATGAGCTGCTACATCTTTCATCACTGCGCCAATATTGACTCCAGCCTTAAGTGCATTTGCTGCTAATTCATCTTGTGCATCTGCTGCCTCTTGACCTGTTGCGCCAAGTTCCATAAAGTTTTGTTGTATGGCCGCGGCTTGTTCTGCACCATATCCCCATGCCTTACCTGATTCAGCAACTTGAGCAGCTACCCCTGTTTGTAACCTACCCATGTTACCCATGCCGGCTATCATCTCTTGTTGAACAGTTAATATATCTTCACTTGTTGCTAATTGATTTTTTAAAGGATTGCCAACAAAGTGTTTGGTTTCTTTATATAATTGTCTGGATGCTGCTAAATTCATACCAGTCTTTTCTGATATTTCTCTAGACTTCTTATCTACTTTATTTAACATTGCAAATAAAGCTGCTCCTGCTGCTACAACTAATAATAATGGATTGAGCATAACTACTTTATTAAATGCTGACATTCCGGCTTTCATGGCACCTATTTTTGTACCGCCTTGTGCTATATGAGAAGTCATTGCTTCGAAGCCGACATTCACTCCTTTTTTTAATTTATCTGCTGCGTTATCTAATCCTAATGCTTTTGCAAGGAAATTTCCACCTGGTATTTTATCAAAGATTCCTTGAATGTTGCCGGCTAGTTTGTTAGCTGACTCTCCAGCTATATCTGCATAGCCTTGCATTTTCTGGACTTCATCTCCCGCCTTCTCATGAATATCGAGAATACTTTGGTGATGGCCTATAGTCTTGATCAATGCCTGTTTGGTATCTATTAAAGCATCTCTTTGTGCATCAGTTAATGATTTATTTTTCATAGATGCTATAACATCAGCTAGTTTTGCTTTATGAGAATCTACATAGTTTTTAGCTGTATCCTTCGTGACAGAATATATTCCTAATTCATTATTTTCTATTGCTTTAGTCGTTTTTAGTAATTCTTTAGCTAGATCATTTCTTTCTGATTCTACTTCTTTAACTCGTTCTGTGGCCTTTTGTTGTGCACGTATCTCAAAAGATTTCTTCTGGGATAAATCCATTTCTTCTCTCAGCGTGGTTTTACCTTTGATCCGATAATCTAATATCATTTTTTCAAGTCTAATCTCTTCATCCAGTGTGAGATTATACTCTTTTTTGATTTTGAGATATTCCTTTTCTATATCTATTTTCTTATTCGCCATAGACTGCTAATTATTTTTTAGACTTTTTTCGATTTGCTCTATAGAGAGCCTTTTCTTCAGCTGCAGCTCTTTTAATCTCATCTTCAATGTTTTCAGCATTTCTATAGAAATCAGCTAACAATGATTTTAATTCTGGATTTTCATCTAGAGTCTTTGCTGCTTTTTTGAGTTGTTTTTTGAACTTGCCACGAAATAATAAGTTTAAAACGCTAGAACCTAGACCTTCATTGATCCGGTTGATTTGAGCTAATTGTTTTTTCTCGAATTTGTTCAGTGCCATGATAGTAGATCCTTTTTAATAAATATGGAACATCATCTGAATTTAGGGGGACGTGCACGGCTGGATTTGGAATCAGCTTGTCTATTAGCTTTCTTTTGTGCTTTATTTTTGTCGTCGTAATATTTGTTGATTTTGTTTATATAGTATACACGTAAATATACAGGCATATCTAATACATCTTCGTAAGAAAATCCTTTACCATGGAAGACTAAGTCGAACACCTGATCGTATATGCTTACTCTATACTTTGGAGTCAGGCCAAAAAAAGTCCAATCCGATCGTAACGTTGCAACGAAAGGGCTCTCCGTCCTCCTCGTCGATACAATCGATCTCCAAATCTACATCCGGTGTAACCTCAGTTAACCGTTTTCTTATTGCACGAGCATCTATTGCAAATAATTCATTATCTACAAAATGACGAATTGATTTTGATTCTGAGTCGCCATCTATGGAAGTTATAACATGTTTTAATAAAGTTGTCATTGATGCGTCTCTTTTAAGTTTTACCAAACCTTTTAGTTCAGCATCTATTTTCTTTTGAGCTCCATGTGTAAGTAATCGTATAGTTACTTGTCTTTTGGAAGCTGGAAGATCGACTATGAAGGAGCCATCAGATGATTTAAGTTCATCAAAGTCAACTGCCTTTTCGCCTAAGCTCGTTAAATCAACTGTTATCTTTTGAGCATTTCCATTTGGTGTCTGAACTTCTAGTTCATATTCTTTACCATATCCTAATACTCTAGCTGCGATCATGATTGCGTTTTTATCGCCTAATAATAGCTCATTATAATTAATATCAGAAATGATTAAAGCTTTAAATAATTTATCTAACACAACTCCTTGTTTAATATATGATTGGTTAGTGAGAATATCTTCTTCACGTGCAGTCATATATTTCATTTCAATTGTGCCTTTAGACAATGAACTTTCTTTTGTATATAAAACACCTTTACTAGGAAGTTCAATTATTTCTGTTGGAAATTTAGTCGACTTAGTTTGTTCTGGGGTTCCATTTTCAAATGATTCAATAGCTTTAGCTTTTAATTGTTCATCTGATAGTTGTTTCTTTTTTGGATATTGGTCGTTAACCGTTGGCATGTTTGCTCCTTTTATAACTTTCTTTTATTTAATATAAATATGACCGAACAGTAAAAACCCCACCGTAAGGCGAGGTTTTTAATGATCTTATATTTTAATTAGAATTGAAGTATTGCGTAATCATATTTCAATGTAAGTTCGATCTGAACTGGGTCTTCTGTCGACCAATCCATATCACCAAATGTGGCTGATGATATAAATGTTCCTTTTAATGTCCATTCTTCAACTTTATCTCCTACAGGTCCTAATGTATTAAATGTAATATCCTTTTTATAAAAATCTGAATATCCATCTCTACCTGTTACAGATTCGTGATGTAATCTAACCCATTCCATTACTGCTTGTGCTCCGGAAGGTACAACTGGATCATATAATGTTACGGTAACATCTTGCCATCTTGATTTGCCTTTTAACTTTCTTTCAACGTTGATGTGATCAAGAATGACTTCACCTTGGTCAATTGATGGTCTTGAAGCAGCTTTCACAAGATATGCAGGGATACCCTCAATATACATAATAAACCTATTTGCCATTTTAGGTTCATACGCCGTATAAAATATCTCGGTGGGGTCAAGTAATTCTGCCATCTATTTTCTCCTATTTAATATAAATATGTTCCTTCTTCTATTCTGGGAACGAAGCACCTGTTGGAAGTATATTAAAGTCAATTATGATAAATTCAGCTGTCTTAGCAGGTTGCAAATAAATTGCTCCTCTCATCTCATTTCTATCAATTACATCCGGTGTATTATTTGTTTCATCCATTACTACTTTAAATGCATAAAGACCTTGTCTTTGTTGTACATTTTCAAAATATGGATTAGTTATTCCTAAAAATCTATTTCTAGTTGCTGCCGTATTATTTTCAAATACTAGGAACTTAGTCGCTGATGCAATAAATTTCTTAGCTGCAATAAGCAATCTTCTAACATTTACTCTATCCAATGCTGATGCTTTTTTCTGTAATGTTTTTTGTCCATAAACAACTACGCCTGCATTAGGAAAAGTTGCAATTGGATTAACAGCACTTTCATATAAAGTATCTCTATTTGATTGAGTTAATTTTCTTTCTGTCTGAACTGCAATATCTAAAGCACCTCTATTTAAACCAGCTGGTGCATACCATGGAGCAGCTACTCTATCATTAAATGCATATACACTAGGTATTAATGTTGATGCCGGAACCCAAACATTTCTTCCAAGATCAACATCTGGAATTTTAATCCATGGCCAATAACTAGCAGCATAATTTGAATCTCTAGCTTCAGCTTTAGCTGTTGCTGTTGCAATTGTTGAACTATATTCTACTGGATCAATTAATAAGAATGCATCTGAACGATCTTCCATTGCTGTTAATGCAGTTGTTATCACAGAAGCATGATTCGAATAATTATCCATTAATCCAGGTAATGATAATAAATTAATATCATATTCATCTTGATTCTTTAATAAATAAATTGCATCATTATATGCTGTTGAACCACTAACTGCTACACCTAAATTATATCCTTGTGTATTTGTGTTACTAATATTTTCATTGAATTGAATTGGATGTACAACAACTCCATCAGAGCCATTTGCAAATGTTCCGGATGCTGCCGTTGGTAAACTTCCTGATAAAGCACCATCTCTAACATTTCCATTAACATCTAAATAATTGTAAGTTGTTTGGTGAACTGCAACTCTTACATATTTTGATCTATTTGCATATGAACCAGACAATTGAATAAATGGATCTGTTGTTCCTGAATCTCTTACTGTATTAGATTGATCTCCAATAACTTTTGCAATGTAATTATTTGAATTTGGATCTAATGTTAAATTGTTATATTGTTCTACAATTGTTTTTCTTTTGATGGTATCATCACCACGTCTAATTAATAATGTAAAAGTACCTTTTGAATTACTAACATTTGATACTTCCCATCTTAAATTATTCACCGTACCATTTGTCAATGCGTTATTAACGCCTTCTGTCCCTTCACTATTAAGGCCGGCTCCATCTGATAATGTTGTTAATGTAAATGATCCAGTGCCATATGTATAAATAGATGCTGTAGGTGTTGCATCTGCTGGACTATAACCTCCAGCTAATATCCTAACAACTGTTAATGTGTCAGCATATTTCAGATATTCTTGTGCTGAATAATTAGTTAGATATTTATATTTACCTTC